GTTTTATTGGTGGTAGTCGTCGCCTACACTCTGTATGACATGACTGAATCATATAGAAAGAGAATGGATCAGCCAGATGAAGAAATTCATTTTTCACTTGATCCTCAAACGGAAGAACAAGTTCTTCCTCAGTCACAAGAAGAGGTTAAATCACCTACTTTGATACCAGTAACTTATGTGTTTCCACATACCAATTCCTACTGTTGTCCTTATTCGCAATATTTTACTTATGATGTTGCAAGTGATATTAAACCTCAAGCACATGAGATGCCAACTTCAAATAAAATGACCACTCAAAATGTTACTTTTCATGATTATTCTCCAGGTGCAACAGTTTCAGTTGATTCTAATTATGATGATGTGCACAATGAAACAATAGAAAATGATTTGGATTTGAATAATTTCTTTTCAAGACCAGTTCTTATCTCTTTTTCAGAGTGGCAAGTTGGAAATGGAGCTGGAATTCTGACTTCTAACTTGAATCCTTGGTCTTTGTACTTTAGGAACAAACGAGTGAGTAATAGGATTTCCAATTTTAAGTTACTACGTGCTAAGTTGCATATTCGTGTGTTAATCAATGGCTCACCATTACATTATGGACGAGCCATCATTTACTACACACCTTTGCATAATGCTGATGAAGTTGGCAGAGCTGGTGGCATAAATCCACTGCCTATTCAAAATCTGAAAAACAATTCCCAAAAACCACATTTGTGGTTAAATCCTACAACTAGTCAAGGTGGTGATATGGAGCTTCCGTTTTTATGGTACAATAATGCTCTAGATTTACCTCTTGGTGAGTTTGATGAGATGGGAACGTTGGACATCGTTGGAGTTACTCCTTTGCGCCATGCAAATGGAGGAACTACAGATGTTCAAATTTCGATTTTGGCGTGGGCTACAGATGTTGTATTATCTGGCCCCACTACTTGCAATGTTGATGGAATCGCACCACAATCAGATGAGTACTCAAATAGAGTGTTCTCTGCTCGTGCAACTGTTGTGGCTTCAGCAATGAATAAGCTCTCTTCTGCTCCTGTTATTGGACCGTATGCTAGAGCAACTTCTTTAGCTGCATCTGCAGCTTCTGCAATAGCTGCTCTTTTCGGTTTTAGTAAACCTTTGGAGCTTGAGAGAACTATCATTGTTCCCAAAGCTACGCATGATATGGCTACTACTGGAGGAAAAGATGACTGTCATAAACTGTCACTTGATCCAAAACAAGAGTTGACTATTGATCCTCGATCGTTTGGACTTTCCAATAAGGATGAAATGGAAATCGCAAATGTTGCTAGTACTGAAAGTTATATTACCACATTTACATGGACTTCAGGCAATTCTTCACCTGCCGGAACCATTTTGTGGAATACAATTGTTGACCCATGCGATTTTACAGTTTATCCAGCAACATCACCTGAAATTAATCGCATTACAATGACAGCTTCTTGTTTTGCATGTGTTCCCTTCCAATATTGGAGAGGTTCCATTAAATACAGGTTTCAAGTTGTTTGCAGTGCTTTGCACAAGGGTCGTATACGTATTGTGTATGATCCTGAAATTGAGGTTACTACAAATGATCCAACTCGCATTACACCTGAATACAATTTGGGCTATCAGACAGTTGTTGACATATCTGAGACTAAGGATTTTGAAATTACAGTTGGATGGGGTCAAGGGTCTTCTTATCGACAAACTGCTTTTTATGAAGGAGTCTCCCCATTGGATTCTATTACTCCCATTAACTACAATTCATCCACAAACACGTTTGGAAATGGAGTCCTTGGTGTGTATGTTATGAATGAGTTGACAAATCCTAGTTCTTCGGTTGATGACTGTTATGTTGTCGTTTCAATGTCTGCAGGACCTGACTTCGAGGTGGCTGTTCCAACAAATAAACCTTTGTCACGTCTACGTTTTCGAACTTATGGCGATGTTTCTGCACCCGAAGCATTAGTAGCTGAAGTTCCAGCAATTGAGGAATTAGATGAAACAGTTCCACAATCTCAAGAGTTGCCCGTTTCCGCAGTGCCCACACAGGATGCGACAACTTTTGAAGCAACTGAACATGCTGACACTCTTGCTGATATGGGTTCTTTGACTGCTCCAACCAACATGGTTTTCTTTGGAGAATCTGTTCGATCTTTTCGAACTTTGCTTAAAAGATATTGCATGGTTGAATTGGTTTCAATGCAAGCAGCACCAGGTGGATGGAGCTCTGCTATAGCATTTCAGCGCAAGGCCTTTCCAATTGAACCGGGTTTCACTTCTTATTCTACAACAGATCCCACACGTGCTACTCGTACTGTGTTGGGAAAGGAGTACGCCTATGGGTTCATGACACCTCTACGTTTCATTTCAGCAGGTTATGCAGGTTGGCGTGGAAGTGTTCGTTGGAAAGTTTCCAATGTTGGTCAAGAATGTTGTGGCTGGTTTCGATCACCAGTTACAGTAACCAGATATTCTGGGTGCACTCCTTCAAATATTTCAGAAGCAGTTCCCATTAAATCTTCTAATGCTGGTCTTCAAACTTGGTATGTTGGGTTTGATGAATTTGCCAATGCACAAGAAGGAGCACAAATAATGGATCCTCGTGTTGAGCCTATAGCAGCTTTTGAAGTACCTTTTTACACTACAAAGAGGTTTTTGCCTTCACGATCTTTGACACAGTTTAAATCTGATTTCTCAACTGTGTTTGCCCCTTGTTGGAAGTATTCCTATGAAGTAAATCCAGACCCAAATATAAATGTCAATCACCAACTCTATTGTGCAGCTGGTGAGGATTTCACTTTGGGAATGTTTGTCGGAGCTCCCATAGTGTATTTGGAATCTATTCCACCAGTATAGTCTAGTAAGACTTTAACATACTAGCGTTTTCCAGTACGTTAACTGGCTAATCTCGTGATGAGTATAATTCCAAGGACGTCGTGAAAGCCCACGACACGGCATTTTAATGTCGTCGGTTCCAATCAGAAATTAAGCATTTTTAAATGTTTCCGATTGGATCGGAAACAAACTTTTTGGCTTAATTTTAAAAGAGGAACCGGGATGTATATAATACAAACATTCAGTTTTATAGGTCATATCTACCTTTGGATAACTGAATACCTTCCTGGCTTTATTC